CGAGTTTTTGTAGGGACTGGGACAGGGACAAAGTTACACAACTGTACTGCGTTTGGCAACGCTTCAAATGATATTGAACTATCTAGGGGAGGAGTTGAAATCACAAATACAAATTACGGAACTCTAGCAGGTACCGCAGTTGAGACTACCAATTCAAACTCAGAAGATCCAAATGTTTTAGGTCTTGCAGGGACTGATTTAGGCTATCTGTATGACTTGGCTGGTGGTGATGTAAATAACCCTACTCCTTCCATAGGTGTTTATGAATTTTCAGCGGTAACAGTCATTAAATCGGTTTCAGTAACAGCGGTAAATGGAACCGTTTCCGGAGCTGGAGACTATGACGAAAATGATGAAGTTACATTGATAGCTATACCATCCCCTAATTATGCATTTGCAAGATGGGAGGAAGATGGGCTTTCAGTATCGACTTCAAACCCATATGTTTTCACAATTACAGAAGATAGGACATTGACGGCAATATTCACATATACGGGTCCAACATCAAATACTTGGCGGTATAAATTGCTTGTTCCAGCATCAAGGTAAAAGTCTATGATTTAATTAGTATATTTACAGTATAAAATAAATATAAGGCAAAAATAATACCAGAAGTGGCATATCTAATCTTATTAGAAGTTCAAAATTTATTAAATCCAGAAACAATATCTGTGATTAGCATACTTCTTTCTGTTATATATTTTCTAGTAAAAGAAAGGGATACAGTAAAAACGGATTTAAAAATAAGGATTGACGAGGTAAAGGAGCATTATGAAAATGATAATGCCGACATACAGAAAAGGGTTGACCAGTACGTGTTAGAAATAGCAAAGTTACATGAAGACAAATATAACGTAACACGTGAAATTATACCTTTATTAATTAAACTAATAGACAAATTAAATGAAGATGAAAAATCTTAGTATTGAGTATAATAATATAATTTTTAATCTTGAAAAAAACTTATTGGGTGCTGTTCTGGATATATTAGTTGGTAAAATAAAAAATTACCCATTAAAAAAACTAACTAAAAATAAAAATAGCCCTATAATTATTCCATTTGCGGAGGTAGAAAATAGTTTTATAATCTTTTACCCACCAAACTCAGACCATTATGTAGAAAAATGGTACGGGAAGAGTAAGTCCTGCCTAATACTGTCAGGTACCATCTATGAGTCTACAAATAAAATGGTGTATGAGGAGGGTGACTATGTAGAACTATTACCCGATACAAAATATGACCCATATACATTAAAAGAGATGTGTATTGCATTTGTAAAAATATTATAATGTTACTAGAGGAAGCACATAATTTAATCAGAAAGACAATAAGAAAATCACAAGGATCTTATGTTTCACCTGAAGACATTGATTTAAACCTAAATAGGTCACTTAATGATTATGTCAATTTTTTATTAAGACCAAACGGGAATACGAATAACCAGCCATTGACAAGGTACATTTCAGAACAGCCATACACCTCTTCTTCAACTAATAGGTTTCCTTTGCCTGATAACTTTTTAAAAGAGATAAATATCTACTCTTCGGCAGACGGGACTACTTATGAAGGGGATATTCTTAAAGAACAAGAGTTTACTGACAGAAAAAATAGTTATATTACACCAGCAGATACGATACATCCAATTGCTAGATTACTAGGCACTACTGAAACGGCATTAAATGGAGTAATAGAAATACTCCCATCTCAGGGTAACTTTGTATTAAGCTATTATAGAACCATTATTAACTGTGTTTATGCTTATGATTCTCCTGATAACAGATCAATAGTATTTAACGAGGCTGATTCAGTTGATATTGATTGCAATAGTGGAGTACTTAGTGAGATAGTATCAAGAGCATTAACGTATTTTGGGATATCTTTAGAAGCTCAAAATTTACTTTCAGAAGAAGCTGTAAAAAATGGTAACTCTTAACATACTAACAGAGCAAATAAACAGACTCTATTCAAGGTACTTGGATAAAGATAATAGAAAACTTGACAACAGGGAGGTAAAACTTCACGCTTCTCAGGTAATTAATACTTTATTCAAAATTGAAGCAGTTAATGGGTTTGATCCTGAAAATGCTATTGGCACATACGACTTTACACGTGAAGAAGATGAAACATTCTATATCCAATTGACAGTATCACCAATATTGTTACCAAAAAATCAGGGTATTCACAGAGTATATAAAAAAGGATGTCCATGGGAACCTTACGTCCCAATTAGGAGTGGAGACTTTGATATCATTCAAGGAACGGCAACTGAGTATATCGAAGGACATGTAGGGTATTATATGGATGGAATGAAAATTAGATTCACTAAGCAAGTACCTGAACAAATTAGTGTAAAACTAATTGTTAATGACCCTAGTAAAATAGGGGACGATGAACCATTACCTGTTCCTAGAGATATGGAATCAAGAGTAATTGAAGGGGTATTCCAATTACTAGGGATGGGACAAATATCACAAGCTGAATTAAATTCTAAAAACGAGAGGGTAATAAGTAATGAGCGAGAGAGATAAAATAATTGATAATCTGCTATTGAATGGTCACTTGAGTTTATCTGAGGCAGATTTACTTGATGATTCCGGTTCTTATTTCTTCACGATAATATCAGATAAATTGCCTAAATATCACTACACAATATCATGACAGATATAGGATCAAGCACTAATAACTTACTAACAGTAGACTCATTAATTAGAACATACATTCATGAGAGAGGAATGGTATGGCATGATTATTTGAGGGTATTATCAGTAGCATTGTCTGGTGTTCGTGACCTATCAAAAGACATTAACATTGGTTCCAATTACAAAGCTAAAGAAATTGATGTTGATGATTCAAATGCAGCATATCTCCCAACAGATTGTATCAAAGTGAATAAAGTCTGTATAGAAGCAGGAGATAAGATCCTACCAATGGCAAATATTAACAATATGAACCCATTACAGAAGTTTGTAAATGGTGTACCTTTCAAAAGGAGTACTAGAGAAAGGCTTTTTTACCAAGACTTTAACTACTACTTTAACTCAAACTTAACAAATAGGGCAGAGAACTTAGGTAGAGAATTTGGTACACCATCAAGCCAGCCTTATGGTTATCAGGTTTTTGGGAATAGAATTCAATTGGATTCAAGACTAAACCTTAGTTGTATATTAGTGATATACAACACTACAGGAACTAATATATCTGACATTAATATGATCCATCCTTGGGCTGAAGAAACTTTAAAGTTGTGGATTGACTGGAAATTCCCTGATATTAATAGAGGTATTTACGAGAAAAATTCAGGAAGAAAATATTATTATGACTCTAAGGCTGCTTTATATGGAGCAATTCACGGGCTTAGTTACGAGGATTACATGAAAATAGTAAGAGACAACAATGTTCTTACGTATAAATTATGAGAAAAGTATTTTCAGGACAGCTAAATGTAGACTCACACCCTAAATTTCTACCGGAAGGGGATTATACTGGTGCGAAAAACATATTTATTAACACCTCAAAAGGGGGCAATAGCGGTCTTGTGCGAAAATATCCGGGATTTGATAGAATCGGAGAGATTCAAGAACAAATAACGGTAGGAACGGTAGAGGATAAAGCAAACAGTAAAGTTTACTATTTTAACAGAGATGTAGTAGATCAAATTTGGGTTTACGATTTGATTTCAGATGAAAAAAGTCTGCTATTAGAGTATGATTTTAAATTTGGCGATTGGGTTAATGGCGGTGTAATTGCTAACCTTCTTTATTTTACCGATAATAAGAATGAGATTAGGGCAATTGACACAAATAGGACATACACTTCTATTATTGAGCAAGACATTACCTTAATTAAACCTGCCCCTGCTTTCTCATTAATAGCAACAGAAGTAAAGGAGCCTATAGACTACTCAAATCTTTCAGGTAAGGGATATTACTTCTCATACAGATACATTTACCTAAATAATCAAACAAGCGTAATAGCCCCATACTCTAAGGCTGTATACTGCCCTAAAGAATCACCCTACATTACAAGTATAGATTTAATAAAAGACACTAGAGAAATAACCCCTTTTTACGTTCAGAAAGTAGAGATTTTAGCGAGAAGTAATGAGGAACTGACATGGAGAGTATTTAGATCAGTCACTAAAGAAAGTTTTGGATCAGACACCTATTCATTTAATGGGTTAAAGGGTAGGGGAATAAGCGATAGGGAATCGGGTAAGCCATTTGAGAATATACCACAGAGAGCAAAATCACTTACAGTAGCCCAAGACAGGGTTTTTGTAGCGCACAATACAGAGGGTTATGACCAGTACGAAGTGCCAAACCTAAAGGTTACTTCAAGCACTGAAGATGTCACCCCTGATCCTGAATTTCTTCAAGTATGGAAATGGAAAGGAGATATTTCATCACAAGCAGGAACAGAAGGTTTTCCTCTTCTATTTAGAACCGTTACCTATAAGTACTATGTTAAAAGAGGTCTTTATTACTATTTCCTTACTAACGGTGATATGACTGAATATATAAATGGAGTAGTATCTGGTTCCATACCATCAAACTACACTGGCAACGAAACAGATTTAAACATTGATGCTTCAGATTTTCTCACAATAGAAGATTTAGTTTTTATAGATTACACAGATGAAGAAAATTATGATCGTGGTGAAATTTACCCTGCTGTTCCGGAACACTTTTTATTATTAACGTTAAACTATATATTCTCCGTTGGAGAAAGAAAATTTAAAGTAAGGTCACAATATCAAATAGGTATTGTGTTTTACGATAGGTATTCAAGAAATCAGGGAGTATACACTAATCAAAACTGTATTAAAACAATTACTGATAATTTCAGGAATAGTGAGATACAATACCTTAGATGGGAACTAGGGGAAAGTGACCCAATCCCTGAATGGGCTGAAACTTTTCAAATTGTAAGAACTGATAACCTTTCTGTAATTAATTTCTTACAGGGAAGAACATCTGATGCTTATTGGATTTATAAAGAAAGCTCAGTAGAAAAATACTCAAGACTTTACTTGCCGGAAGCAGAATTTATAGAGATTGACATATCTGGAAGTATAAAGTCAGGTCTTAGGTATAATTTTACTGATGGAGATTTAATAGATATTGAGACTCCTGAAGGTATATTGACTTTCAATATCTTGTCTGCTGTTGGTTCAAAGGTAAGAATTGAAGCCATAAACAACGTATACTTTCAAGGAGGCATGGAGCCATACCCTAAAAGACTGTATTACCAAATTTATAGGAGAAGAACAGAACAACCATCGGCAATAGTAAACGGACAAGAGGTAAGTGGAAACATCTTCTACGAGGTATCGGAAGAATTTAAAATACTTAATCCATTCACACCGGATAGGGCATTTGAAATTACATCTGGATTTTTAGATGGAGATGTAACTGTAATAGAAACAGAAACATACGATTATCCAGATGATAGAGAAGTAGTATCAGGGGAATTTTCTTCGAATGAACTAGATCCGGAACCAATAACAATAGCAATTGAAGCAACTAATATAGATAATTCAGAATGGATAAAGGACTTAGGAAGACCGAATATTGTATTAGGAATAGGAGAAGTAGAAAAAAAGAACTTCATAAGGTTTTCAAACAAATTTATTCAAGGGACAAACATCAACGGAACATCAAGCTTCGATTATGGAGACGAAAGTCAAGTACCTATTGAGAATGGGCCAATAAGTATTATAAAACAGATATCTAAAGCAAGTGGTGAAGGAGAAATACTTTTAGCCGTATGTGAACAGGAAGCGTTATCTATATATGTGAATGAAAGGATAATATTTGATAATACAGGCTTAGAGGTATTAGGGCAATCATCTGATGTAATCGGTACAATTAATTCACTTAAAGGTGGGTATGGAACTAAACACCCTTGGACTTTCCAGACACACAGAGGTAGAGCATGGTGGTGGGATCAGAATTCAAAGAAAGTAGCTAGATATGATGCTAACGGGGTAAGGCCAATAAGTGATATAGGTAATAAGTCTTTCTTTTTTACTCAGAACAATCCTTTGACTTGCTATGATCCTTGGCATGACATGTTATTTGTTGGTTTTACTAATAATTCTTTAGGATTCAATGAAGAGTCTAATCAATGGAGAGGAAGCTATGAATTTGTGCCGGAATCATCTGCTATCATTGATGAATACATGATTACATTTAATCAGGGAACACCTTATAAATCTAACGGTAATAACTTTGCTTATTATCAAGCGAGTTATGATGCTCAGATAAATTTTCCTGCTGTATATCCTTCAAAGACAATTCTTAACAACATTTCATTATACATGCCTGAAACCACGTATGAATGGGAATTTAGTAAGCAAAAGATAAGAGAAGATTTATTCTTTACAATAACGAATGCGGAAGGGCAAATGACTACTTTAGAGAAAGAAGACTTCGATGTTTTCGAGTCAGTAGCGTACGCTCACATCATGAGAGATCAAAACTCAGAGGGTGGTTTATTAAATGGTTATGAAATACGGTCTGATATTCATAACTTTATGGTAGTTTTTAAGACAGGAATTGAGTATATTAATATCAACGAAACACTTAGCCTAGGACAGAAATGAAATATTTAATCTTAATTGCGTACATAGTCTTTTTTGGGATACTTCCTGAACTTATTGGCTACGACTATCATATAGCGTTCATTGGGAGCCTTATTTCCGCTATCGGATCAAGTAAAGACGCTAAAAGACTTCAAGGTAGGGCAGACTCTATTAATGCAGTTCGGCCAGATTACGACATACCGCCCGAGGCTATGATGTATCTTGAAAATGCTCAAAACATGGCTCAAGGAGATTCACCTGGATACTCAAGATCAATAGATCAAGCTTATGGAACCACGGCAAATACAGTTGACGCATCAAGAAGCATTGGGTCAGGATCAGCTATGCTACAGGCAATTGCTCAAGGTGGTGTCAATCAGAATAGAAATTTTAACGACATAAATGCTCAGAACCAACAATTTAAACAAAATCAATTTGGTTCTTTTCAGGAAGCACTTATGAAAATGTCTGGTTATAAAGATCAGCAGTTTGATACAAATGAAATGCAACCTTATCTACAGAAAGAATCTGACAAGAGGCAGTTTGAAACCGCTGCAATGAATCAAAAACAAGCATCAAGGGATTCATGGGCAGCATTTGGTGATGGTGTTGTAAATGTCGGAATGTCCGCTTTAGGCGCACCAACTGGAGAAGATGGTATATCTACTTTTGCTAAACTATTTAAAGGTAAAGGGGGAGGTAATAAAGATACTACTCCCCAAAAACCTGTATTTAACACAGTACCAAACAGACCATTAGTATAATGGCTATATCAAATAAGATTTTTGACGCACCTGTAGGAGAAACCTATGACCCATCTTCCCAGATACGAGAAAACCTCTCTGGACTTGGAAAGAGTGTTTCAGGTGTAATCACGAATGAGTCTAATAGGCTACAGAAAGAGCAATCTAATTTTGCTGAAATGTATGCTAATCTTGGAGAGATAGATGCGGAACTTCAAGAAAGTTATGCAGGGATTAATCAAGAGATGGTTACATCTACAACCGATTGGTTAAAAGATCAGTATAAAGCAGGAGTAAACTCTAATGATCCTGAATTTATCCAAGGATTTTCAAAAAGAATCAGTAGTCTAAAAGCAGGAATGGGTAATGCTGATAGACGAAGAGAAGAAATACAGAATGTAGCTGATTTAATAAAGAACGATCCTAGCATATCAGAGACAGATAAAGGGGATGCTTTAACTTATGCTTATCAGGCGGCAAATAATCCCGATTTCCTTATAAGTAAGAATAATAGAAACTTAGTAAAAGAGGTAGCAGATAAATTTAGAACCCCAAAGCTGGTATCTGATAATTTTTTAAGCACAGTACCTAGTGATGGAACAGAAGAGTATACATTTATGGGAAGAAATGGCGACTTAATGAAGCGTACAATTACCTATAATAGGTTTATACCTAGAGATAATCCTTTACTACCTGATGGGTCGCCAAATGTACAGGTATCACTAGGTGATGCTAAAGAATTAATGGAGGGTAAATTTGGCTCAGGGATGCTTGATTTAGCTTCAAAAACACGTAAGGAGAGATACCCGAACTTACCTGTAGATGTAGGGTATCAAAAATCTATGACAGACCTTATAAAGCTATCCGCTGGTAATAATGTTCAAACAACAGTATTAAAAAGCAAAAATCAATTAGATAGAGAAGAAAAATCTCAAGATCAGAATCAACAAAGGATTAATATAGCAGCAGAAAGCGTAAGATCAAGAGAGGAAAGATTAAATAATGGTGGGGTTGATCAACAAGAAGAGGAAAAAAGATTCGAAAAGTTTAAGGCAGATTTTACAGAAGGAAAGGGTGTAATCTTGAGTGACTTTGAAAAGCCCGGAGGAGATTTAAAAGATGTTGAGTGGATTCCTAACC